TACAACAATAAAATCGGAGAAAATTACAAATGGCAGAAATAGACAAGTCGCTACCAAACGTAGCTGATCAGTTAACACCTGGAGAATTAGAAGTAGAACAGATTGCACAATCTGTTGAAGAAACTCCTGCGGGACCAACTGAAGTTACAGAAAACGAAGATGGTAGTGTTGATATAGATTTTGATCCAAAAAAAGCTGCATTAGGTGCAACACAATTTGATTCTAATTTAGCTGAAGTAATAGATGAACAAGTTCTTAATACACTTGGTTCAGAACTCTACCAAGATATTCAATCTTATAAAGATTCAAGAGCTGATTGGGAAAAAGCTTATACTCAAGGATTAGATTTATTAGGATTTAAATACGAATCAAGAACAGAACCATTTCAAGGTGCATCAAGTGCAACACATCCGGTTTTAGCAGAAGCAGTAACTCAGTTTCAAGCTTTAGCTTATAAAGAATTATTACCAGCAGAAGGACCAGTTAGAACTCAAGTTGTTGGATTAGATACACCAGAGATTCAAGATCAAGCAGATAGAGTTGCCGAATTTATGAACTATCAAGTTATGGATGTTATGAAAGAATATGAACCAGAATTTGATCAAATGTTATTTTATTTACCATTATCAGGTTCCACTTTTAAAAAAGTTTATTATGATGAAACATTAGGAAGAGCTGTTTCTAAATTTATTCAAGCTCAAGATATAATTGTTCCTTACACTGCAAATAGCATTGATGATGCAGAAGCAGTTGTTCATGTAATTAAAATTTCAGAAAACGAATTAAGAAAACAACAAGTTTCAGGTTTTTACAGAGACATAGAATTAGTAGCATCCGATGAACTAACACAAGATGATAATATTAAATCTAAAGAAAGACAATTAGAAGGTGTGACCATGAGTGGTCAAACCGAAGATGTTTTTACACTATTAGAATGTCATGTTAATTTAGATCTGGAAGGATTTGAAGATATCAATCCTCAGACTGGTGAGCCCACAGGAATTAAATTACCATATATTATAACAATTGAAGAAGGATCAAGAGAAGTTTTATCTATTAGACGTAATTATAAACAAGAAGATTTATTAAAAAGAAAAATTAACTACTTTGTTCATTTTAAATTTTTACCAGGATTTGGTTTCTACGGTAATGGTTTAATTCAAATGATTGGTGGATTGTCACGTACTGCTACACAAGCTTTACGTCAATTACTAGATGCAGGAACATTATCTAATTTACCAGCAGGATTTAAACAAAGAGGAATTAGAATTAGAGATGATGCTCAATCTATTCAACCAGGAGAATTTAGAGATGTAGATGCACCTGGAGGAAATTTAAGAGATGCATTTATGACTTTACCATACAAGGAACCTTCACAAACTTTATTAGCACTAATGGGGGTCGTGGTTCAAGCAGGTCAGCGCTTTGCTTCGATAGCGGACATGCAAGTAGGGGATGGGAATCAGCAAGCAGCAGTGGGCACGACCGTGGCTTTGCTGGAAAGAGGCTCGCGCGTGATGTCAGCAATTCACAAAAGAATATATGCTTCTATGAAGGAAGAATTTAAATTACTTGCAAATGTATTTAAATTATATTTACCACCAGAATATCCATATGATGTTGTAGGTGGTCAAAGAACAATTAAACAAACAGATTTTGATGATAAAGTAGATATCATTCCAGTTGCAGATCCAAATATATTTTCACAAACACAAAGAATTTCTATTGCACAAACAGAATTGCAACTTGCAATGTCAAATCCTGGAATTCATAACATGTATGAAGTTTACAGAACAATGTATTCAGCATTAGGTATAAAAGATATTGATAGAATTTTAATGAAACCAGATCAACCCACACCAAAGGACCCTGCGCTAGAGCATGTAGATGCTCTTGCAGGGAAACCATTCCAAGCATTTCCAGGACAAGATCATAGAGCACATATAACTTCACATTTAAGTTTTATGGCAACTAATCTTGCAAAAAATGCTCCTGTAGTTATGGCTGCATTAGAGAAAAATGTTTTTGAACACATTTCTTTGATGGGTCAAGAACAAGTTGAACTTGAATTTAGAAATGAAATTGCTCAAGTAGCTCAAATGAGTCAAAATCCACAGATGATGCAGAACCCACAAACACAAGCTCAAGTACAAAACATACAACAAAAGATTGAATCTAGAAAAGCTCAAATTATTTCTGAAGCAATGGAAGAATTTATGTCTGAAGAAAACAAAATTATGTCAGTTATTGATAATGATCCAATTGCAATGTTAAGATCACGTGAGTTAGACCTTAGAGCACAAGAAAATGCAGCTAAAGAACAGGAAAGCAAGGAAAGAATCAATTTAGATAAGATGAAAACTATGATGAATCAGTCAACAGATAATAGGAAATTACAACAAAATGAAGAATTAGCTAAATTAAGAGCAAATACTTCACTAGAAAAAACTGTTTTGGCTGCTAAACTTAAAAATAGATTTCCAAATCAATAAAAAAGGAGTATAAATAGGTATGAAAAAACAAAATGAAAAATTAGCAAACGCAAAAAGAACTTTTACTAAAGATTCTAAAGCTAAAGTGGATGTTAATCACTCAAAATACACTAACAAAGAAGGATATCTTGTTGGCGGAGTAGAAATTGAGATGTCAAACCCTCAAGAAACTCAAATTCAAGAAGTTCAAGGTCAAGGAAGTATACTTTCAGATAAAAAAAGATCAGCTAAGTGGTATTAAGCTATGATTCAAATGTTAGGAGCTGTAGCACCTCTCGCAAAAATCTTATTTAACACAATTGAAAAGTCAGTTCCTGATAAAGACTTACAAGAAAAATTAAAAGCACAATTACAAACACAATTACTACAATCTAATACAGCAGAATTACAAGCTGCAGCAAAAATTATTGAGGCAGAGGCCAAAGCGGGTTGGTTCGCATCGAGCTGGAGGCCCCTGTTAATGTATGTATTGATATTTATTTTGGTCTGGAATTATATTCTAGGACCAGTTGTAAAAATATTCACAGGAGCTGTTATCTCCTTTGAATTGCCTGGCGATGTTTGGGGTCTTCTCCAGATAGGTTTGGGCGGTTACGTCGTGGGACGCAGTGCTGAATCAGTTGCTAGAACAATAGCCAACAAACCAGCTGCGAATAAACAACAAGAAAACGGATAGGATAAAAAATGAGAAATGATTACGGAATAAGACCAAGAGATAAAATGATGAAGGGTGGAAAAGCTATGTCAAAAAATAAAAAATCAAAAAAAGCTGATATGTTAACTGCTAAAATGTCTAAAGATAAAAAAGGCAGAGCAATGTTGAAAGGCAAAAAATAATGGCTGGGCTAGGAAAACAAACAAGAGGAAATGGTATTGCTAGAGTAGGTTTAGCAAAAGGTACACTTCCTGATTTTAATAAAGACGGTGAAATTACACAAGCTGATGTTTTAATTGGTAGAGGTGTAGTTAAAAAAGCAAAAGGTGGATCTGTTAAAAAAGATACACACATAACTAAAGATGGTAGAGTTGCTAAAAAAGGACTTTACTATTACATGAACCGTGCAAAAAAATTAGGAAAAAGTAAACCTGGTAAAGGAACTGTTTCTGATAAGGCATTAAAAGCTTCAGCTAAGACAGCTAAAAAATAATGGCTGGACTTGGTATTCATACCAGAGGTTGTGGCAAAGCTAGAGTTTTAAAAGCCTCTGGTGGATCTGCAGCATGGCAAAGAAAAGAAGGTAAATCAGAATCAGGTGGTTTAAATAGAAAAGGTATTGCATCTTATAGAGCTGCTAATCCTGGTTCTAAATTATCAATGGCAGTAACGACAAAACCCAGTAAGTTGAAAAAGGGTTCAAAAGCTGCTAATAGAAGAAAGTCTTTTTGTGCTAGAATGTCTGGTATGAAGAAAAGATTGACCTCTGCAAAAACTGCACGAGATCCAAACTCAAGAATTAATAAGTCTCTACGTAAGTGGAACTGTTAATATAACAAAAAAGGAAAGATATGGACGCTGTAACATTTATAAGTAAACT